AAATATATCGTGATATGTTTTTCTGCTGTAAATTCTCTGTAGCTTTAAATTTGCTCTTATCCCTAGTCTTTCACTAAAAGATGCAAATATTGTTTTAAAATTAGGGTGTTTACCTGCTACCCATGATATAAAATCTGTTATCGCTTCACTCTTACCATGTTGAGGTGGAGCTTCGATTATAAGCATAGGCTTTTTACCAGCTACCAACTCATCATAAAATTGCTGTAGCTTCTCTGATAGTTCATCTGTGAACCAATTTGTTTTTAACTTAGGGCTTATTAGTCGTCTGTATTGCTTAAAGTCATTACGTGCCAATATCACTTTATAATTATAAATAGCTTGTAATTGTTTAGCTGTTATTGGTCTGTAAGCATTGATAGTGGAACTCCTAATTCTAGCGCTTGCTTCTCTGCTTCTTCTAGTGTTAGCTCTTTTGTGTTGTCTTTTGACTCTATACTGTTATCATCTTTTTGTTTGTATGTTTCAGTAGCTCCAAATAACTGTTTTCTATTTCCTTCCGTAGTTTTACTTATAGCCATAAGGTTAGGTAGGTGTGCAACTGCCAATGCTCTATCATCTCCTATTTGCTCTCTTAACTCATCTTGTGCCATGTTTACTAACTCTTGATTTTCTAGTGTTGAATTATTGAAAAGATTTAGCCCTTGTGCCATTGTTAAATATACTTCATTATATGCTTCTTTTTGCTTCGGACTAAGCTCGGACTTCTCGGACTTAATTTCATTCCCTATTATAGTATTAGTAATTTCACGCTCTACAAGCTTTTTTATCTCGGACTTTACTAAGCCTTCTTTCTTTATCAAATTGCGTACTGTTTTCTCACTTACCCCTATTTGCTTACCTATCTCCACATTAGATAAATCACCTACTGATACCAAAGCTCTTATTTGCTCTTTTTGTTCTTCACTGGTTGCCATTACATAACCTATTTACCTAGCACTTTAATAAGAGTCAGTAACGCTTCTCGTTTTCCGTTTAGTTCTTTCTCTTGCTTCTTAGTATTGGTACACTCAATTAATGCACCCTCTATAGCTCTAATCATACTCTCTGCATTTAGTTTACTCTCTAAGTTGCTTTTGCGTTCTGTCGAGAATTTTAACCTCTTGCTATCTTTTGCATATTGGTCTAAGTGCATCATGCACAATCTGTTTGCTTGTGATAGTGTTGTAATCATTAATAATATAAGTAGTGCTTTCATATGTATTCCTTTAAAATAAACTCGGTTGATACTTGACTTTGTTTACCCATACAATCTCGCCCTCATGTAAACAAGCTCTTATATCTATAATATCATCTCTGCCTATTACTTTAAGTAAGTCTCTTATATCTCGTTCCTCTTTGATGGGTAAAAACATTCCATTCATTCTTATACGCTCTAAACCTAAGTCGGTTGAACATATAAGAGTGTAATTCATGGCTCTTTAGTTAGTCTTTCGTACTGAATACCTTTTTTAATGTACTCAATGGCTAAAGGCTCTCGCTTCTTCCATGCGTAAAAAGTAGATGGCTTTTTGTCGAGTAGCTTCATTACTTCCTCGTTTGTTATCTTTTTCATAGTGTATTATACATCATTATGGATAAAATTAGACTTTAATTGTTGATTTACTTGCAAGATTGATAAGGAATGCGATAAAATGGCTTCATAGGCTTTTTGCACTTAAAGCATATCTTTACATCATAATACTCTTGTTTACAGTCGTAGCACTTGTAGAGGGGTTTTAAACTAGCCATATTGATACACCACTAAAGCAAGTATAAAAGCTAGTGAGATTATGATTACTTTCTTTTCATCTTCATTAAACATGGTGTATTGTAGCGTGTTTTTGTGAGGTGGTTTATTTTGTAGGCAAATCAACACATCTATTGTAGTAGATATGTTGCTGTAGTAACTTCTTTATTATGAATAGATTTTAATTATCTCTTGTTTTAGCTTATATCTTACTTATCAGACTCTTAGCCACTCTTAAACTATTTATAGCCAACCCATTAACATTAGATGCCCTGCTCAATGCTTCAAGATGCTTTTTGTTTATCTTGTATGGCTTGAATAGTTCCTCTTTTTGAACCACCATGAAGTAAATCACACTTGCAATAGATATGCTAATTTCATTATCTATCTCAGCCCATGAAGCTCTAAAGACTTTATCGGCATCATCTACTAAAGTGTTGTATGTGTTAAAGCATTGATTACGCTTTACTGTGAACTTGCTCTTAAATGCGTTTCCTAGCTTAGCTCTAGGCTTTTTACCAAATGGGTAATCGTGACCTATTGAGAATAGTAAGGAGTGGGCTAAAAGCCCTGCTATTGTTTGTTTATCGTTCATGCTTTTTTAGCCTCTTTCGTTTTTTCATTATGTACTTAAAGACAACTTCCATATCTTTATGATAGTACGATTTTTTAGCCCTATTACACAGTTTACACAAAGCCAAACCATTACTCACTACCGTAAGACCGCCCTTGCTAAATGGCTTTTTGTGGTCTGCCTCAAAAGAATGTGCTTCACCTGCGAATGGAACTAACTTGACTTTACAATAAGGGTTTTGACAATAAGCAATACCTTTTATCTCTGCTTGTTTCCATAGATAGTTCTTTTGATAGCTATTGAATAGCCTCTTATGCTTTGGCTTACTCCATGCTGTTACTGCTAGGAGCAGGAAGATTATTAGAGATGAGGTTATGAGGTTCATATTATCCCTCTTTTATATCTGTGATAAAAACACTATCAAAGGCTACATTGTTGTCTTTAGCTAATCTTCTTTTAGCTGTATCGTGTGCTTCATCTTTATTATGTGCATTAACAGATATACTATCGTTGAAATTAAACGTTAAACCTCTGAGGTTTGCTTTTACTTCGTATACCATCATTTACTCTTTTATCCAAACTGAATAGCTCTCGCCATTCTATCAGCCTTACCATCTTTTAAATCATGGTACATTTTTGTTTCGTTACGTCTCTCTGACTTGATTTTAAAGTAACACCCATCACATTTATAGTCTACGATTGAAGCAGGTGTTATCAAACAACCGCATTTACATTTATTTATTTTCATGGTCTTTCTCCTGTGATAAATCATAGTTGTAAGCCTTAACATAAATCACCCATAGGCTTTTCTTTTTGGCTTCATGCTTCTCTTTTAGTTGTTTCATGGCTTCTGTAGCAGAACGTAGATTAGAAAATTTATCCTCGAAATGTTTTGCTAAGACTCTGTAGTCTATTTTTATGTTTTTCATTTTTCTCATAACTCACCTTTTTGTTTATTATACCAAGTTTTCTTTACAATATCAAGTAATCTTTACTTAAATTTCATTATTTATAGAGTTAGCTTTTTCAATCATAGACAACTTTTTAACGTTCTCTTTATTGAACTGCTTATAGACTTCAATCTCTGTGATTAGTTCGCCATTGTATTTTTGTGAACGCTCTAAGCTTCGTCTTGTATCTTTCAGCATATTAGCTTGGTCGATAAGTTCATAGAGCTTTGTTCGCTGTTCGCCCTTGCTGAGTGAGAAAAACTCTTTTTCGTATTGTAGTCTGTTAATCATATTAGCCCTTTATTTACAAAGAATAGTGATATTATAACCACAAGAGCTAATATTGTTATGGGTACGTAGTCAAATAGATTCATCTTAAAACCTTATTGTTTTTATCATGTGGATAGTGTTTGCTGTGATGATTAATATTACTGTTAGTAGGGTGATAGTGTCGTTCATCTATACATCTCCCTAGTTCGTTTCTTTTGAATAGCACCACGTATAAAACTAAATGCTAAAATGACTGTGAAAAATATCATTGTGTAAAGTGGTAAACTAATCATGTTTTGATTCCTCTCGTTACGATTAAAGTTACTAATAGAATAACTAAAAAAGCTAGTGTGAAATACATTACTTTGCAAGCTCTAATATAAGAGCAACTAAAAAAGGTATGGATAAAATACCTAAGACCACAAATAGCCCCATCAGACTTTTAAATTTTTTCATTTTTGTTCCTTATCGTTCAATATCCACTCACTAGCCTTAACCATATTAAAAGGTGAAAAATCATCTAATGAGCATATTTGATTAACTAGCATCATTCTGTAGTATACGTCTACACAATCTCGGCTTATATGTATCCCATAGCCCTCTTTGATGCTCCACTCTCGTAGCATGAAACTAAACTCAAATAAATTAACCTTTTTTGTATACTCTCTTTTGCCATCTTTAACATTGATAATAAGGTTTTCTCCATGCACTTTATACCCAACTGCATCTATGTTTAAAACTTTTTTTAATAGCTTTGTTGTTGGGTAGCTCAATGTTATTCCTTTGCTTCAAATTTATTGCAACTAAAATTAGCCATTATGGATAGTTGGCTTATAACCTCAAAATCATCATCGTAAAATGTATGTAAGGCACAATATACGTTATCTATTGAGTAATGGCAGTTAATGCACTTCTCATACTCTAAAACATCAAATATCTTATTGACTTGCTCATTGGCTTTAGTCATGGCTTTGTAATCGTAGCAGTCATGAGGTTTTAATATGTAATCTTCTCTTGTCATGTTATTCCTTTACTTCTTGGATTGTTACTTTGTACGATGCTCCAAACCTTACAGTATTAGATATACATTTTAAATTGCCATTTACATAAGGTGATTTTAGCTCTAATACAGTTGATTTTATATTTTTAAGTTCAAACTCTGTTACTACATTATCTTTATAGGTTTGTAGTTCTGCTTCTAACTCTTTGATTTTTTGAGTAAGTTTTATATTCAATGGATTAGCGTGTACTATTTGTAGTTCTGTTTGTAGTTGTTCGACATAACTAAATATATCACCTATTATAATATCAACTGCATCATGGGATATTAATTTTTCACAATCCATCTCCCGCTCTTGATGATAAAATTTTAGCTGTTTTGCTTCTTCAAAAGTTATTTCTTCTTTCATCACTCACCTCTCTTAAAAGCCACTAGAGCTATGTATGGATTACTTTCGTAAAATCCTTGTCCGTATTGTTCGTTTATCCAACTTCCGTTAGTTGTGATACATACATTTTGCATTAATTCTTTCCATTCTAAAATGCTTAAATCTTGCACTTTCTTAATCTGTATATCTACCGTTTTAAAATATGGTAAACCTATGATTCTACAATCGTCCATGTCTGTAACATAAAACTTATCACCTATTTGTAGTGGTAAAAAGTCATACACATCAAAAGGACTATTTCTCATGTGCTGTATTTCTGTTTCTCTGTCAATCACCATCAACAACATACTGCAATCATTAGAGAGTGCTTGTGCTGTTTGGTCTGTTACTTGTATCTGCTTAGTCATGTGAGTCCCTTGACCTATAAATATTACAATCTTGAACCTCGTTTGGTCTGTTGCCATTATTGTTTGTAGCGTAAGGGTAGCCATAATCGCAACTATCGCAAGTTATACCATCAAACCAAATACAAGTAGGACAAAGCTTAATATACTTCTCTATCTCACATAGTATATTTGGGATAAAATCTTCCTTTTTAATTTCATCTTTCATCTATTCTTCTCCTACTTGTATTTGTTTAGTCATGATTAATTCTCCCAATAAAATACTGTATAAATATTGCTGTTATCCTGACATACTGATACTATTTCACTACGTCTTCTATTCATGAATCTTAACATTTCTTCTTTGTTTGTAAATTCCTTTAACTTAATCATCTATTCTTCTCCTTTGTCCGTATATTTTCTAATTAATTTCATATCAGAAGTCTTAAAGCACTCATCACACATAACTAATTCTTTACCCATGAGCCTAATTACTACAAACTTAGTTTCAGCTCTGTTTTTATTGCAAGTTTTGCACTTCATTTATTCTTCTCCTTTAGTTGGCTTCTGAGGTAATCTTCATTTTCTTTTATATTCTTCACTTCAATATTCGGAACAACATCAACATACCCATATTCTTTTCTATCTACACAGTAATAAAATGCTCTATTATGTTCAAATGAGTCAACCTGCTCTTTGGTATAAAAATGGGTATAGCCTAACTCATTTAACATTTTCAGCAACTCATCATTAATAAATAAATAACTATATTTTGGGCTTCTCATCTATTCTTCTCCTTTATGTATGCCAATAATTTTCCCTGATATAAACCAACAATCATCACCTCTTGCAATCTCCCCATTATTTAATGACTGGCACAATATCCCTAAGCTATCACTATTGAAATATAAGAAAAAACTTCTGTTTCTTTCTTCACTTGGGATATCATAGTCCATATATCCAGTTATTCCATTCATTAAGTCTCCACCCTTTCCATCTTCACTAAGAGAGGCAAAGATAGGTTTATTATCACTATCGTTCATTCCGCTATTTGTGAAGTGTATAGCTATTGTAGATGGGTCTACTTGAAAGCTAGTAAATGGGTCTGTTTGAATAAAACTACACCCATTACTGCTAGTGCTATCACCCTCTATAAACTCATCACTATTAAGCTTTTTAGCTCTGTAGATTGTTTCAACTGTTTTCACTTAGAGTCCTTTACATCTAGGATTAATTTTATATATTCTTCTGCTTGAATCTTGGTATTAAAATACCTTGTAACTTTAAACCATATGGGTATAAATTTAATTTTACATTGAACACAGTAATATGTTTCTTGTAAATTATGAACTGTAATCCCAAAAAAATTTTCCGTATTAGATTTAATTCGATATTTCATAACTATCTCCTATAAATAAACTATTAACCAAGCCATACCATACGATACGGCAACTAATGAAATGTATGTTGACACGAATAAAATAAAAAATTTCATCTTTCCAACCTTTTTAATATCCCTAAGTATATCAAGTTTTCTTGTGTATGTCAAGTAATCTTTACACGAATTGCAAAAGTTATACTTCTCTACTTAAATAATCTAAATGAAGTTTTAACGCTTGTGCATTTTGATATTTCATAGTGTATGTTTGTCTAAAAAGCTTTGGTGAACCATGAGGACTCAAAGAAGTTCCCATGTGATGCTCATTACATAATGGTATTTGAACAAACTGCCTTTTTTTATCAGAGCTATACTCTTTTACGTGGTGATAGTGATAAACAGGTGAACCACACACCATGCACTTATACTTCTGCATCTGTGCTTCTTCATGTAACCAGTTACAAAAATCTAACTCATCATCTGTAGTGATGCGTTTCTTTTTTATTGGTTTTCTATTGCCAAAAGTAGACTCTTTTTTAGGTCTTAACCTTTGGCTTTTTAGTTGTTGTTCTTTGGTATACATTACATTAACCTATCTTCTCTATCTCGTCTTAATACTGTATCAAAAGACTCATAGAACTTTTGCATATATTCAAATCTTGTATCGTGGGACAAGTCAATAGATTTGATTTCTTTTTTAGGTTTTTCTGTTTTGGTCTCTCTTTTATTATTTTTCATCTTAAAACACCTTTCGTGCGAAAGACTCGCACCACTTTTCAAATTTGTTTATGACTTGGTTAATTGTTTTCATTTAATCTTCTTTTGATTTAAATGAATCACAACCATCAATCCAAACTGGGTCAAAATTGTGAGGGAAATTGCACCAACCACCATTAACTCCTTGTTGGTCTTTTATTACTTTTGCACTTTGCATAATACATTTGCTATGTGCTGAACCATCTAACTCTCGTCTATACTCACATTTATAACAATCAAATTCTTTCATAATCTCTACCTCCTACAGTTTCGATAACACTATAATAACCTTAAAAACCTTAACTTAACCTTTTTTTGATTTTATCTTCTTTTCTTTTTCATATAATTTGTAAATAGCTCTTAATTTTACTAATAGATTAATCTTAACAGTTTCAGTTTTATAGATTGTTGCGTACACAAAATTGTAAGCGGTTCTTTCGTTTTTAAATAATTTGTGATGGGCCAACCACTTGCTGAAACCTATTGAGCTTTTTTCGTATGCAATATCTATCATCTTATTTCTAAGGTTATGTGATATTGTTTCGTACTTTTGCATACCTAACATAGCATCACCTTTACCTAATGCTTTGTAGTATCTGTAACGCTTTGAGTTTTGGCTTTTCATGGTTGCTAGGTATGATTCACTTTTCCCTATGATTTTACAAAAGTGAGTTATATCTTTTCTGTAACTCATTTTAATAACTTCTTATCGTTGATTGATAAAGCCATGCCCTCAACACTTGCAAGGTTTATTTGTTCCATGACTGTATTAATTTTTGAAACTGTTAAATCAAAGCTTTGTTTGTCAATAACTGACATTAAATCGTTCATATCAATTTTGCTTAAAACCATTAATTCATTATTTTTAAATAGCAGTTCACCATCTAACTTAATCGCATCAAACTTTAAATGCTCGTATTTGTCCTCTACTTGCTGTTTAACAGTTAAAAGCTTGTTTGCTAACTCATTTGCCTTACTTGATACATTTCGGTTTAATTTGGCACGTTTACGCTCGTTAAATGATGCACTTACGATAGCTACTCTATCCATGCCTTGCTTGTATGCAAACTTATCACCACTTAGTTCGCTAAAAAATTCCATATAATCACTAGGGTTTATATCTTTTATATAGCCCTCTATCTCCATATTTATATAAATATTATCTGCTATGTTTAGTTTTACTCTTATTGCTTCTATTAGCTTATCCATTGGCATAACCTCTTTCAAACATTTCGGTATGTGATAACCCTAGTTTATTTCTAACCATTTCATATTTATCTTTATTTGAAATATCTTGATTTAAGTATTTATCAAAATTCTTAGGTCTGTATAGAGTAGTTGGGTTTAAATATTTTTCTTGCTCTGTACCTTTCCACTCTGCAAGCTTAACCATGTGAACGTGTTTAAAGTCATCTAAGGAGTAACCCTTATTTATTAATGATTGTACTAAGTCTTTGTGTACTTCTACTTTGAAATTTTTTCCTAACAGATTATTCAAATCTGACATAATATCTTTTATTAGTATAGTATTATTATTAGTATTGGTATTATTATATGTCGGATTTATTTCCGAGTTGTTTTCGGATTTATTTCCGAGTTCATTCGGATTTATTTCCGACATAGTAGAAGTTATCATATTTTTTGATTTTTCAGTTAATTTCATAACGTCTTTTTTGCCTACTTTTTCATAATCTATAAAGCCACGTTCACACAAATTTTTAAAGTGTCTGTATACAGTATCGGGCTTTAGGTTAAACGCTTTAAGTTCATCTGATAACTTTTGTCTAGCTACCCAATAGTAAACATCATTATTGATTATTTCGGGCTTACACCATGTAGGAGCTATTGCTAAAACATCAATTATTGCATACTCTGTTATAGATAGGCTATGTTCAATCATAGCAACTTGGTTTAATGTAATATTGTACTTCATGCAATTTCTTTCAGACAATAGTAATTTAGGGGAGTTAAAGAGAAAGTTGCCCGACTTCCTAAACTCAACAAAGCCCTATGTAAAGTCAAGGTTTAGAGGTGTCGGGCAGACCCTTGCTTCTTGACTTTACATAACGCTTACTTAACAATAGCAAATTACATTCCAAAAAACCTACAATAGCTTTCACTAAGTAGATTTTACTTATGAAACAAAAAACTATTCCTACTCTTAAAAATCACCTAGCAAGTGCTAAGTGATAAAAAGTTCTATAGGAGTTGAAAAGTTCGGCTTATACTATACGACTGGTCTTGCGTGTAGTATAAAACCTTAAAGATATTATAGCAAAACTATTCGTAAACTGCTATAAAATGTGTGAAATTTATGTATTATTTTCCTGTACTTCCAAACCCGCCTTTTCTCTCATCTTCTGTATCTACTCCCATTAGGTAGCCTTTATGTTCTAGGAGTGTTATTTGTGCGATGCGTTCACCTTTTTTGATTGTAAATGAATCATTTTTAATATTCAGAAAAGAATCTAAATCATCAAGTCCAATAAACCTATCTCCGCCATATTCTAATTTTGTAAATTGATAAGTGTTTTGACCCATATAATTGTCAATGCCTTTATATTGACACTTTCCACTTCCTGCCGTTTCGTATATATTCCCAATAACCAAATCAATGCTTTGTGCTTCTTGTTTTCCTGAGTTATGAATAATCATCTTAATCTCATCTTGATAGTCAAGGTCAATAATCCCAACACCATTAGGTAGTATGAGTCCTTTTTTGCCTAGAGAGCTTCTTAGCATTAGTTGTAGGTAGTTAGCTTTTTTCATAGCATCAAGATAGTCATATTTATAACCTTTAAGATGAGGATATTGCAACATTTCAATTTCTCTAGCATGATTTGCAATCTCTTCTAATTTAACACTATCAATAGCAACACCAAGCCCTACAAGCTTTGTTTCACCTGCACCTATAACCATATCTTCACTTGCAAACAAATCTGCACAAGCAGAATACTTAGTTCCTCTTTGTGGTTCACAACCATCTGTTAATACTTTAAACATTATTTATCCTTTTTGTGTGCGTTTGCATGGCATTTAGTACATAGCCATACAACCTCTAAAGGCTTATCATAATCTTCATGGTGTGCTTCTATTCTACCAGTATCACCACACAATGAACATTCAATAGGTCTTTTAAGTGTTCCATTCATTACAGCTCTTGAAACTTTACCATGAGCATTACGCTTATGCTTGTTCCTATTAGCCCACTCTGTCTTTTTTATCTCAATAGCTTTGTATTTAATAGGGTCGTTATCTCTTAACCACTCACGTCTTTCTTTATTCTTCTTTATTCTGTCTTTGTGGTTTGTTCTATTCCTATCTCTATACTTTCTTTTTTCTATCTGTTCTTCTGTTCTACCAAAGCTATCTTTTTTAGTACACTCTTTGCATTTATTAAGGTGACCATCTGCCATCTGTTTATGCTTGTAAAAATCACATAGCTCTTTTTCTTCACCACATTTAAAACACTTCTTCATCATAACTCCTTTAATTAAAAAGGAATTATAACATAAGTTTTCTATTTTAGAAAGGGATTGAATCTTCATCTATTTCAAACTCTGTTTGACCTTGTGGCTGTTGAGGTGTATAGCTACTAGCATTATCTTGTGGCACATTTTGCGTTTGGTAGCTAGGTTGACCTTGTGGTTGACTTTGTGCATCTTGTGGCTTACTATCTAGCATCTGCATACTTTCAACAGTTACACCATGCTTAGAGCGTTTTTGCCCTGCTTGGTCAGTCCATTGTTCAAACATCAAGCGACCCTCAATAAGACACTTAGAGCCTTTTCTAAGATACTGATTTGCAATTTCAGCACTTCTACCAAAGAAAGTTATATCTACAAAGCAAACTTCTTCACTACTTGTTCCGTCTTGTTTTTTGAATTTTTTATTGGTAGCTATTGCTGTTTTAGCTAAAGCTGTATCACCATTGGTATAACGAAGTTCGATATCTCTTGTTAATGAACCTACTAATATAATTTTGTTAAACATTATTTTTTTCCTACTTCTATTTGAATTGAATTGCAAGATAAAGGCTCTATCCATAACTTACCATCTACTCTAATTTGAATTTTTCCATCAACATTAGTTATCTTGAAAACTTCATCGCCATTAATTACCTCTAACTGAACACAATCTTTGGGCTCAATAGGTCTTAGCATAGAGTCGTTATCACCTCTTGATATGTATTTCATTTTTCGTACTCCAATATTATTTATTTTTCGGCTTATTGACATTGCGAATTAGTTATGCCCTAAAGCGTGAGCTAGTTCCATCATTCGCCTATAATCTTCTTCATCAATATTCAAGGTAAAGCCATAACTTGAAGCATATCGCCTTATCCATTCAATATGTTTAACTAGGTCTTTACTTGAAATATCTCTTGTAGATACTAAATCGTTACTATCTTTATATCTTGGATACGATTTATTAGCATATTTTAGCATCTGTTTAAAGTTATCGAAACTCATCTCTAAATTAAAGATGAAATTCATTTGGTCGTAAAGGTCTTTTAAAAAGGCTGAATGATACAGCCTATTGAACTCTTTAGTTATTCTCATCTTTTTCTTGTTTTTTCAATTTAGCATTTAGTTGAGCTAGTGCTTTTTGAAAGTCCTCTTTTTTAAGTTCTTTTAACTTCTTAATTTCAAAGGCTTTACAAAATGCTTCAATATCTGTTTTTGTTTTAGTGATTAGTGGTGTAAGTTGTTGTAGTTGGTCTAAGCTAATTTCGCTTTCACCTACTGCTTCATTTACATAGTTGCTATCTTCAAATTTACCTTGATAAACGTCACTACCAAAGCCGATTCGAGATAAAGCCTTACTAATAGTGTTAGTTTCTAATTTCTTGTAAATATCAGTATCTAATATCTCTTTACCTTTTGATGATACATAAGCAAGTTTATCACTATTTGTAATAGGAAATTCACCACCAGTAAAAAAGAAAACACCATGCAGAATAACTAAAATAGTTTTATTCTCTAGGTGCATAGTTTCATATCTAACCTCTTTTAGTCCAAAGCCTTTCCCATATAATCCATATTGCTTAGTGGCTTCTTCTATTAAGTAATAAGCATCAATATTTGTAAAACTTGGCTTGTTGCCTACGCTTACATTTTTTGTATAGCTTGGGTCTGTTTTTCTCTCAAACTGTTTAGCATCTTCATGTATTGTAAATTCTGTTTTATCACTCATGACTATCTCACTCTCAATGTTGTTTTTTCTTTGAGTTCTGCACCTGATACTGCACCACCACTTTTTAAGGCTTTTGTAATTTCTGTTTTATTCACTTTAAATTCCGTTTTAATGTAGGCTTCGGGAATTGCTCCCTCATCTATAATATCAACACTTTTAGAAGTTCCATAAAAGAATGTGAAAGAAGTTGTTTTAACTCCATCTTCACCAACTAAAAACTCTTGAAGTCCTCTAAGTTGTTCTTGTTTAGATTTCATTGACGCTTTACGCTCTGTAAGACGTTTAATCTCTGCTTGCAGTGCATCTTCTTTAGCTTTAAAATCACGCTTGATATACTCGATATTATCTAGCTTTGTCTCTTTGTCAGCTACCAAACTGTCCATTAGTTCTTTAATGGTTTCAGAGTTATCTATTAACTCACCTGTTTCCTCATTATATTCGATTGTGTTAGCTAGTTCTTCGATTGCTCTGAACTCGTCTAAAATTCCGAATGTTGTTAAATTCATCATAAACTCCTATGTTTTGATAAAACATTATAACCTTAAAAACCTTAAGAAGTTATAAAGCTACAATAAGTTATTATTTTGATGAAACAATTAATAAAAGGATTAAAATGTCAAAAGAAAAAGAGAAACACATTGTAGTAAAAGAGAGTGTGCATAAAGATATTAAGTTGTTAGCATTTACTGAGGGCTTAACTATGGGTGCGTATTTAGAGAAAGTCATTGATGATAAGAAAAAGGCTAATGAAGCCACAAAGTAAACTGTAGGGGGTTGAAAGATGAAATATGAATTATGGGATAATGAAAATTTTAACGATATGAGAAAAGAAGCAAGGTTTAATAAGCGTGTAAAGGAGCTTACAGAAGCCGTAATAATTGTCATACAAGAAGCTAATAATCGGCATAATGAAGCTATGCTGAAAAAAGATATTAAAATAGCTAACTTAGAAGGACAATTAAAGGCTTTATCTTGAAAACTATATCATGGATTATAGTATTAGCTTCAATGGCTTTACTTCAATGGCATAGCATTAATACATGGATAGGGTTTAGCGATAAGGTAAGCGGTTCTATTATGTCGGTGTTAGTTGAAGTGTTGGCTATGTACTATGCTTATAACAAAGAGAGGGTTTTAGCCACTATCACTTATGGGTTTGTTATCTGTTTTGCTCTTTATCATTTAGGCGATAAGGTAATCAATACTAAAGACATATTAGCTAAAAAAGAGGTTATCAAAAAACAAGAGCAAATCGTTATGAATGTGCTAGATAGCATTAAGGATAAATCATATCCTATAACTATTCAAAAAACACTTGCTAGTTTAGATAGCATCAAGCAAACAAAAGATGATATTTACACTATCCCATTGTCTAAGTATGGAACTATTTTTATTCTAGGTTCTGTCTTAATATTGGTGATGATAGGACAACTAAAAGCAATATTGTTTTTAAGTTCTGAAAGTGCAAAAAAATCAATAGAGAACAAAAATGAAGTAAGTTCTGATAAAGTAGAACTTCCACAAATCGCTAATAGAACTACAAAGAACAAGCTTTATGATAAAGATTTGACTATTTTGTGTAAAAAGGTTCTATTGGAACTAGAGAACAAAAGATTAAAGCTAGGACTAAAGCGTACTGAGTTTATGGGTGATAATAAGTTGATAGATGTAAATAAAAACAACTACTCTAAGATAGAGAAAGTTATAGAGTGTAAAGAGGGTGGGATAGGTTTTCCAAAACTTAGAGAGATACAATCTATGCTAGAAGATATTGATAATAAAAGTGAGGTAGGATAATGGCTTATAAAGTATGTTCTGAATGTAACAATGATAGGCTTCAATCATTTTATAAATATGATGATAGTTTGTGTGATGCGTGTTACTCTGTTCAAAGGATACAGTTATTTGAAAGTGAGGGTATAGAGTGGGATAAGGTCTGTGATAAGTGCGACAACACTTCAAACGCTGTTACTAATCATAGACTTACTATAAACAATACTTTTAGAAATACTTGTAATGATTGTGTTAGAGCTTATTCAAAGTCATATTACAAAAAGAATAACTTTGCTATCAATCAAAAACGTAAAAGAGAGTATGTACCATATAAGCCTACTAAGATATTAAGTAAGGCTAATCAAAAAGAGTTTACAGAGAGATTTAATAGAACGCTAGGAGTAAAGAAGTCTAAGTTATCGTTATAACTACTTCCTCACCTGCTAATATTGCATCTCTTACTTTAGCATAGATTATTTCATAGGCATCTTGGCTTCTTCCTACTCTTTTTTTGTTCTTACTGAGGTCAGAGGTCACACCTACTAAGATGCACCCCTCAGTATGTTTATGAGTGTTTCCCATGTGGATATATACCCACTCATAATTAGGAACGTCTTGAAGCCATAACATACCTTTGTGGAACTCTTTTCCAAACTTCTTCTCGTATCGCTTAGTTACTCCACCCTCATTTCTTAGCTTGATGTGATAAGTGCCTTTAGGGATACAAGTGCTACCATACTTTTTAACCTCGTCATAATCATCTTCTAAGGTGAAGTACATAGGCTCATTGTCTATACTTAAAAAGCCTATTGTGCTGTTATCGTCCTCTTTTAAACGCTGTAATGATAAGTGCATATTTACCTCTTAATCGACTTGCTCTTGAACTTCTCTAAATTCCTAAAGGTCGCTGTATTGTTTGATTTGTTTTTAGCTATTTTTGCTTCTAGGTCGGTAAACTCTAAGTGAACTAAAACCCCTATAATAGCTATAATGGCAACAACTGGAACTGATACAATAACAATAGTTCTAATAATATTTATCTTTTTTACGTGTAGATTTAATTCAAACTCTTTCAGCTCTGCTTTAATAAACGCTTTTATATCTTTATCTGACTTATGTAATTTCTCAACTAAAAAGTTATTCATAGCCTTAATGCTCGTTGAGTTTTTTCCTATATCCCTAAGCATCTCTCTGCGCTCTTGCTCCCACTTTTCATGAAGTAGCTTTTGGATTAATTCATCTTGCTTGGTGCTCATTTTACACCTGCTATGCTTTTAACTGTTTGATAAGTCTTTGCAATATTGAGGTTATTCTCTCTTACTGTTTGAGTCACTTCATTTAGTCGTGTTTCTAATATTGAGATTCTTACTTGATTTTTAACAATGTTGTTTTCAGTCCATACACCAAAACTGATCAAAAGGATTACAACAAACCCTGCTAGTTTAAAAAAGTCACCTCTTAGTGTAGCAGGTAGTTTCTCTAAGGACTCTAATACCTTATCGACCTTATCGAGTCTTTTATGTGATGCTTCCGTTGATGCTTGTAAAACTGAGTCAGATTTAGATAAAAGTAATTGTGCATTATGAAAATCATCTATAAGATTTTTCATCTGTATTTTAAGTTCATTGATTAGAGCAACAGCAGGCATATATTTCTCTTTGTTGGTTGATATTTCCTGAGAGATTGAGTTTATCTTATCTTGAACTTCTTTAATTTCGCTCTCTATCCTACTTAGATAATGCTCATTAATGCTAACGCTATCACCCATGATAAGCCTTGTAAATTTTTTATTTATTATAGCAAGTTTTAGTCGTTCAATTCTTTAAATTTGTTAGTAACTACTTTGGTTTTACTTTACTGTTGTTATCAGCCCATATAACCGCATTTTTCTTAGATGATAGTTTGTTTCCTACTTGGCATTTGATGTATTTTTTCAATCCGCTTTCAGAGTATAGATACATATTCTCATCAAAGTTAATCTCTTTCATAGGAAAAGGTAGAACTATTAATGCTCTGTTTTTAAACATTTCCTTAGTTACCATAAACTCAACATCAAACCCAACAACTACAGTTTCCTCTAATGGCATACGCTTAGGTGGCTCACAATCAAAATAAGGAAAAAATGCTAATTCAGCTCTAACCTCTTTGTATTTTGTTACACAACCACTAAGCATAACTATAGCCATAATAGAGCCAATAGTAAGTAGTAACTTATTCATATCGACCTCTCCTACCGCCCAATACTGTGTTAGTAGTATTTGTTTCTAAATCTTCTCTCTCTGACTCTACTTCGCTTATATCACGAATGACCTCTGCTGTTGTATCTGTTGGTTGCTCAATGTCTTTATCCATAATCACATAGGTAACTCCTGAGCCAACTGTGATACCCACTATGAATATAAATAAATAAACTATTAATTGTAATTGTTTCATTGCGTTATCCCTCTCCTAAGTATTCATCTTCTTTTTGTTCCACTTGCACTTCACTTTTCATGTTAAAGCCAAAGAACACCGCTAGTAGTGAAGCTACCTCAGCTAACATTACTAATATAATGCTGTTGTCTTCTATCTTCATAAAGTATCCTATGATACCAGTAGCAACCAAAGCGATTAAGATAAACATTAAAACCCATTTTGCAAAATATCTCTGTAACTCTTTTTTGTGCTTAGTCATTCTTTGTCCTTGAATATTTTACCTAAGTCATAAATAATTAAAGCGGATAATATCCCTATCATTATTATAACAGGTAGGTATTGCATTAAAATATCTTTCTCTCTGTAATATACTTATTTAATATCTTAAAACTACAAATAGACTGTTGCTTAAAGTAATATACTTGATTAGAAGTTAGGTACACATTTTCTATCCTACACATCAAAACAACTTTGTAGCTTTTTCCGAGCAATGATACCCTCGCCTGTCATAAATAGCCAATATTCTACAATGCAAACAAGTAACCGATGAAGCCTCACCTCTATCTATACGCTTTCCTAGCTCTGTAGATACTGTGCTTCCATCAGTAAAACCCATAAAGTAATTTGCAAGGCGGTTAAGCTTGTTAATATGTTCACCTATAGTTTCATGCCACCAAGAGAATAAAACCGCTAGTAAGGCATAGAATAGCCACGTAGGAACGTATCCAAAGATACCAAGCTTATATCTTCCATATAGTAATGGCATAACAAATAAACTAATCGTAAATTCGTACATCAACATCAAAGGAATAAACAGCATCTTAGCTATTGTTTTAAAGCCTAAATTGTCTAACTTTGCATCTGTCGCTAATACTGCGATACTAAGTCCAAACCATAGAAACATAAATATTGATAACCAAATATTGTCTAATACTAACTCAAGTATATACATTTATAAACCTTTTAATACTGTTTTGTAGGTATCCCAAATAACTATCCCTTGTGCTATACCGCTATCCATAGCTTCTTGGAGTTCTGCTACTGTAGTGAGTCTAACACTATTGTCTTTTAGCACCCATTCCTCGCTAATTCCACCCGATATAGCAATTTGAAAATTTGATATATCTTGTGGTCTGACTTGTACTATCGTTGAATCTGCAAAAGTGTGAGTCATATCTTGAAGTGCATTATCTCGGTCTTCTTTTGCTTGCAACCTTACCGAATCTTGAGATGATGGTGGGTTTGAGAATGTTCCATCTAAATTGTCAATCATGCCACAAATAGCTTTATCTGTTTCATCTTCTTTTAAACCATCTTCAATATACGGCTGAACTTTTATGATAATATTATTAATATCTATTTCATAGTATTTCATTATTTAACTCTCCATATTTTAACTTCTGAATATATCTCTATATTAGTATCGTTTGTTGCTATTCCTAGACCATTTGCGTCTGCAACATTTGTGTAATGTCTAAGTTCAAATACCTTCGACGTAGCTATAGAAAATAAACCATTTATATTTGCCTGAGTGACTACAGTATCACCATTTCCTGTTAGTTGGCTTTGTCCTATTAATTCATTTGCTACATCTGTAACATTATATAAAATTGCTCTATTTCTATCTGTCTTGTATGCAGGTGCTTTAGCCTCTATGTAATAATCACCAATAGGTAAAGTTATCTGATTTGTAGCTAATGAAGCACCTGCTATTGTATTTGATAAAATAGTATTTAAAGTTCTAGTGTGTATTGTAGTTGTACCACTTGCCCCACCAGATGTGCCAGTAGTTTTTTGGTCTTGTATGTGGATAAGATTATCAACAGTAAGAAATCCATCATTAGAATTTTTCCAAAATGTCGGTGAGGATAAAGGGTCATTCCCCACATTGGCATCTGATAGTGATTCATATATAATCCCATTTCTCATTGTTCTACTATATTGTGGGTAAGATATAGCAACATCCCATTGAGATATGCCAACTGTTTTTAAATAATTTAACCAAGAATAATATTGATTAAACATAAATCCGTGATGCTCAGATAATGGTATCTCGTTGGTTTGATAACCATCTGTTTGTTGGTTTACTGGTGGGGTAGCTGTATTTGTTTGGTTAGCGTCAAAACTAGCTAATAGTGATGGGTTTACTGGTGGCATTTATTTTTCCTTTTTTACCATGAGTTTACATAAGGTGATATTCCATATCCTGAAACACCATATTGAAATGGCTGAACTCCATCTGTAGTACCTAGAAAATCTTTTTTCACAGTCAGATTATCTACTCTACTAGATAGAAACTCAACAAGATTTTTTTCAAATAATGTTAAATCTTTCTTTATGATTATATCATAGCTAGATGGTTTGTTTATGATTACTGCAACACCGCCTGAAAGCTCTGTGAAAAATTTTAACCAATCATTCATCGTTCCATTAAAAGTAGTTAATGTTGAAGCGGCTTTTAAAAGTCTAATATACTCTTCATTTGTTAATTCTCTAATTGCAACATTAGTGTCTTGACTTGCATAAGGTGCTAATCCATATCCAGTTATGCCATATTGAAAGAACCCATCTCCTTGTACCCCAACCTCTAAGAATGGTCTTGGATAAACACCTAATAGCTTTCCTATCTCATCTAGAACTAAAGAAAATTCACTATTTAAGTTCTTCAAATCTTTTATTAATATTGGGTCTTGGCTAGTTTTATCATAAATATTAGCCATAAATCTAAGTACATTTTTGTAGTTGTTTCCATTTACAAGCTTCGCACTAATTCTTGATAAGGCTAAATCTTTAAAAGTCATTATGCAACCGTCACGCTAGATAAATTTGTAACAAACACCTCTTTAAACGTGGAAAACTTATTAACTGATGTTCCATCTGTTAGAACTATTGCACTTTCTACTCCAGTTATTAAACAAACTGTTGCTATTTTTTGCGTTAACAAGTCTTCACCAATATCAAGTGAGTTGAAATATGCCACGATATTGTCTTTAACTTCTTCTATCCCCGTAGATGTATTAAAATCACTATTAGTACTTAATGTTACAGACACTACAGTTAAAAGCTCTATAGGTCTATTAAACGCTACATTATAAGTATCACCAGTTACGGCTTTTATTAATTGGGCTGTGTCTCCAAAGCTAGGATTACCAACACCCATATAATTAAATACTACTTGTGCAACATTAGCATTATTTCCACCTTGAACAACAGGGCTAAATGTTCTTGCAGGCACACCATCAATTACTGAATCTGTGTTATTATCTAATATTTTTACCTTAACTACATTTTGAATTTCAAATAGAGCTAAAAATAAACCCTCTTTTAGATTTACAGTTAAAGGACTACCTATAGTAGACAATCTACCTCTAAGACTTGCATCACTTTCTTCTGTTTGTCCTACTATCGCAGGTGTGTTATTTTTTACAGATGTTATATCTACTATTGGAGTAACTATAGATATGTTTAGAGCAGGGCATGATACCCCTATGTTTTCACTAGCCGCACTTACAAAAGCGGTAGTTCCGCTTACTGCAACCTCATACTCACTAAAAAACTTTTCATTGTTAGATGCACATACAAACTCTGTACCTTGTGGAACTATAGTTGTGTCTACTCCTGTAATCTCTATATAGACAATGCTTTTTTGGTCTAAGATTCTAGCTTGGTTTTTGATAGTAGCGATATTGTCTAGATTTTGACCCGTTGCACTTCCTATAGTATTTTGGCTAAAAGCATCAGCTATTAATTGTTCGTTTCTAGCTTCCATCTCGCTAACTATTGCTATTAGCTCACCTGATGCACTTGAAGCTGATACATCAACATCACCAGTAAATTCTTGGTAAAGTGTTGTATTTTCTGTTGTGATTTCCTCTAATGTTGAAAGGCTTACACCATCATCTGTAATAACACTCATTTATATACCTTGTGAAAAGTTAAATTCTTGTGAGTTGCCATCTACCGCAACAACTTTAAAGCTTATTTCTATAACTCTTTGTGCTGTTATATCTACTTGAAAATCTATCAAGTCATTAAAATACACTAATGGACTTATTTTACCATAATAAACTGTCTCTAATGTTGTTAAGTCAAAGCTTTTGCCTAGTAAATCATCATATGGCATACCTTGTGTTATGTCATATAGGAATTCATTAGTATATGTATTTAACAATAAGTCTACTTGCTGAAATAATAAATCGCTTATCTCGAAAGTTTTTGCCAAAGGTAGAACTAAATCAAACTCTCCCTCGCTTGTCTCTTGTACTGCATAATCAATAGCCGCCATATTTAAACCTTAAATGTATCGAATTTAACTTTTAAAGCATCTATTTGTGCTTTGAGTGCTGTAAACCCTGCCGCTGTACTTATCGGGTAAGTACCTGCTGAACTACCTTCTGTAATAATTACTGTTGTAGTGCTTAAAAGATTACTTGTATCACTTAAGAACTGTATCGTATCACTAAGTAATGTTACCATATCCTCAGTATCGTTTGATATTTTTATCTTACTTGGTACATTAAAATCAACAAATTCTGGAATGGGTATAGAGTCTAATGAATTATTTATCCCAACTAATGCAAATCCATTGTTTATATTAAAATCACTAGAGTATACTAGTTGGTTTTCGCCACCAAGCCAATCTTCTACTGTATCTTTTGAGAATATGATTAAGCATTTATCGCCTACGCTTATAGGGAATTGTAAATAATTATCACCACCGCTTAATGTAATAAAAGGTAGGTCTGGTAATTCTTCCTTAGATGTATCAATAGTAACGTCTAGCTTTGTTCTATCCTCGCTTATAGCTGTAATAGTAGCCATATTTGAGGTATTAACATCTGCTAGTGCGTTTAATATCGCAGTAAACATAAAGTTTTCTATCCCATCGCTTGACTGTTCGTTATTGATTGGCATTTTGAACCCTTAAAAGATTTAACCCTATGACTTCTACAGTAGCTACTTCATCACTAAAATTATCAACTATGTATTTTAGCTCTTGGACTTTATAAGTTCCAGTTCCACTAATCCTAACTTTTTGAACTCTATAGGTTGACAGATTACCAAAAGCGATATTATTGCTTTTGCTTTGAACTTCAAATTTACCACCTATCTTTAATTGAGCATTTAATAAAAGCTTACAATTTATTCCTTGCTCTGTTAATGTTGGTGGGTCTAATAAGTCTTTATTAGTGATAACTATATTATCTATAGCCTCGTTTTTGTTCTGTATATTAATCTTACCATCATCGATATAAACATCTTCACTATTTGATGTTCCACCCAAACAATTAGACAACAAGTCTTTGATATTTTTAACTATCTCACCATTAACGATAATAGATTTTAAGATACTCTTATCCGTACACCCTTTAATATCTGATATCAACCCTCTTGTTGCTACTCCTGTACTTTCTAACGTGCTAACTAAGTCTAACACTATATCTTTTCTTGATATGCCTGCATCATATCTCTTAGTTACTGTTTCTCTAAAGGCGTTATACCCATCACCACAATATAGACTTGTGACCCATTCGGCTTCTAGCTTTCGATATAAGCTATTAACATTGATTAAATCGCCTTGAAACAATACATTACCATCTAGTGATATAGTTATTTTCGTAATGCCTATATTCTCTGTGTAGTTATACACGTTGTTATATAAATCTTCTCTACTGTTTCTATTTAGGTTGTATATTTGTAGCTCTGCTATGTTTGGCAAACCTGATAAAGTTTTGGTTATTACTGTTGAGATATGCAAGTCTGTTATGGTCTTATTGACTGCATTATTGACAATCGTTACAACTAAATCCCTTGAACTGTATTTACTCATCTGTAACTAACTTAAAGCCGCTTATATTTGTAAGGGTTGCGTAACTGCTTTTACTATCAGATGTGAACTTATAGCCATCTCTTTGAAAGCCAGTAACTACCTTATTATGATATTCTATAACTTCACCATCAAGGCTAAACAAGTCATAATAAAAATAATCCTCTTGGGTATTGTATTTAAAGCGTAATTCAAATTGGCTAGTCTTAACAACTCTATTGGTAAAAGTATTATCTAAAGTTGTAATCATGAAAATACTCCTACTGCGTCAGATAGAGATAACGTATCACCTGCTTTTGGTATCCTGTTCTCAATAATGGAAAACGATATTATTAGTGCATCATCATCTGTTTCGGTATATGAAAAATTAGTCAAAAAATAACCTTCATACTTATCATATTTTGTTTTAATAGTTACAGTCTCTTTATCATCTGATATTTTTTGTAAGATATTTAATTGCTTTTTAGTGTAGCTCTTTATGAGTTTAAACCCTGCTATGTTAGCAAGGCTAGTAAACGCTCTGGTATCTAATAGGCTCTGGGCTGTATCCGTTACTATGATTTCAATATCAACTGTTTTAGCGTTATTGTGTACTGCGTCGTTAGCATCAAAACCATCTTCTGTTGGTCTAGTTGTTACTGTGTTGGTGTTGTTTGGAGTAGCCGAAAATATACCATCAAAGCTAACTGTTTTTCCGCTACTAGATTTCATCTCGTCATTAGAAAAAAGACTAATATTTATAATAGGCATTATCTAGCTCCACCAAAATTAGCGTTTGCTTTTTTCTGGAATATCTTGTTAACTTCTTCGCCTACTGCTTTAGGGTCTAATGCTCCATTCACGTTGATAGTTACATTAGGTGCTAGTGCTGATTTCCCACCTGCTGATTGAATTATTTTTGCTAACTCTTGTTCCGAAACACCTCTTGCTCTACCTGCCTCTATATCCGCTTGAGTTATTTTTGCTCCTACGCTAGTCTTTGCCGCTGTAGGAACACCACCTAGCTTCTCAATCTCAACAAAAGGGATTTTATTAATTAGTTCTATTAAATCATTGATTAATATTTTTAATCCCCCTAATGCTTTATCTCCTTTAGTAAAGAAAAAATCCCAACCTTTAGCGGCTTCTCCTAGTACGTTTACTATTCCTCTAAAAGCATCACCTAATAATCCCGTACTATTTAGAATGTCTTTCGTTACACTATCTTGACCTTTTAGTCCTTTAACAATATCCTCAACTATCAAAAATAGAGCTGTTGCAATAGTTAAAGGAATAGCAAAAGTCAATAACATTCTTCTTTGTAGGAACAAGAAAGCCGCACCTGCCGCCATGATTACATTTTCAAACCCACCGAATAAATCTACTATATCAAGGACAGTAGTAAAAATTCTTTTAAGGACTCCAAATATAACGTTTGTTACTTGTCCGATAACAGAAAAAAGTTTTTTGAATCCACTTATTACATCTTTCATATGCTTACGTGAAAACTCAACAAACACATCAATAAAATCTTTAAAAGGCTCTATCAAAGAACTGCCTATATTGTTTTTCAACGCACCAACAACTACACCAACTTTAGTTAGAGCATCGTTAAAGTCTTGTGCATCTTTGAGTTGCTTCTCTGTTGATATACCGCCTAATGCTTCAAACTCAGCACCTAGTTTCTCTATCTCTTTTCGTCCACCTTCTAGCGTTTGCAATAGGTTACTACTAACACCTATTCTATCTAGTAGTCTTATCTTCTCACTATCTGATTGTATTTTAGAGATACTATCACTAACTGCTAATAGTAGCTCTGATGATGTTTTAAAGCTCGTAGGGTCTATTCCTAACTGTCCGAAAGCCTCTAGGTCACCTTTACCCCTTAACGCATCTTCTTTGGCATTAGTGAGGTTCTTTAGAGAACTTGTTAGGTCTTCCGCACTTGCTCCGCCAATTGAAGCCGCAAACTTAAACTTTTGTAGCTCTTGGGTAGATAGGTTTAATCGCTTTGCTTGTTTGGCTAACTCGTCATTTGAATCTGCAACACTTTTAGCTATTCCGAAACCTGCCGCCTGTGCCGCTACGATAACACCCGTTAATTTTGCAAAGCCTTTAACAATGCCACCTATTGACTTGCTGAAATCGTCAAAAGCTTTTTTATCCCACTCAAAATTAAGGTCATATGTGAGTTCTTCTACTGTTGCCATGTTTAAAAAATCTCCTTATAGATTGGTGGTAAGTCTATATCGTCCACATGGATTGAATCTAGTTTTGATAATTGCTCTTTAGTTTCTTCTTTAGAGTTTTCATCTTTATATTCTACTCCATTTTTTAAGTTAGTCATTAAAGAATGTGTAGCTTCAATACGTTTAAAATCTCTATAGTTCATATTCATAAAGTCACTATAAGATAATACTTGTTCAGCTATTAAAATAGAACCCCTAAAAAATAAAGGAGTCATTCTATTTTTTTTATAAAATAATATTAGCTTCTTTGAGGTGTTATCCTCTTTGACTTTCCCGAACTTTCACCGCCTGAGCTTCCGTTCATATGTTCAGAAACTAATCCCATAATGACGGGTAGTCCTTCTGAAATCATTTTAATTACCATAGGAACACCATCTAATTGTTCCTCTTTAATGTCACTTCCATCTTCATTCATATAACAAATCATAGTTAAAGCTCTTACATTTTCTTTAACTGCCTTTGTCACCTCTTTAGCCATAGCGGTTGATGCTCTTTTGTTCGCTTCAACATCTTCGCCTTGCATATCATCTAAATTGTCAATGATAGCATCTGCAATATAGTCTTCTATCTGGCATAATACTTTGTTTTTGACATTGTTTAAATCTCTAAGTTTAAATCCCACGATTTACCCTTTAAGCTTCTACAATCTGTAGATTACCTTTGAAAGTAATACCATAAGACTCTACATCTAGTCCGCCCGTTGAATCACTAATAGTTACCTGAGTAGGGTTAGCACTAGCCATGAAGCCTTTAAACCCCATACCATTATCATTTAAAGTGAATGGAGCTGGAATACCTGCTTTAATAGCCGCAATTAAAGTACCTATTCCCTCTGTACTTTTAACAACGTTAATCGTCACACCACTAACAACTGCATTAGGGTTTTTTCTAATATGCACTACTGCATCAGACGCACTTAGAGTATCACCTAATTCGCCTAAATCATAAGTGGCTGAATCTTCTGCAAGATTCTTTAGGGCGATACCTGCCCATACAAACGATAGATTACCTTTTTCTTGTGCCATACTATGCTCCTTGTGTTATTGTTACGGTATTAGTCACAAAATGACCTGCTTGAGATTCTACATAAGAGTAAGTTCCTATAATCTCTCTTGATGGAACATCACCTGCTGAGAAAGCAATAGTAAAAGGAGTGTCCGCATTACTATCGATAATTCCTTGAAGTACCGCTTGCTCAAATATTGGAGTAGCTTGGTTTTCAAGTTCTGCAAAACCATCATCATTGATTGGAACTTTTTTCACTTGAAGTAAATCATAGATAGCATTATCAAGTTGTACCTTAACCCATATAGCACCTAATGATGTATCGATATAATCATTGTCTTTTAGAGTGATTCCCTCTTTAATAAAAGAGCGTCCTGTGCGTTCATTAGTTCCCGTATAGATACCAACTTGCTTATTAAGAACGTTTGTTAGTTCTGAGTTTGTAACTGGTGTATCTACTGCTGTTTCAATCGGTGCTGAGTTTTGAGGTTTCATAAACTTAACTGTTTGCGCCCCAATATCAAGGCTCATTAGTTTTCCAACTACACCAGATGCAGGGTAATCCGCTACAACATTAGTATAGAACATTGAGAAGTTACCAACCTTTAAAACATCACTACCTGCAAGATTATCGTAATAGGCTTTATTTACTGATGCCACATCGGTTGTTAAGGCTGTTAGAATATCTGCATCACTTGTATCTAATGCGATAAGATACTCTTTATCAAAAGCAAACTGAATAAGAGTTGTATCTGTCACTTGTGTAGCAACGCCAATAACTTTATCGGTAATAACAGTTACAAAAGAAAAATTAGCGTCTGGGTCATTTTCTAAATCAGTTAATTTACCTGTAATATCTGCATCACCTAATGTATCAGCTAAAGGTACTGCATATAATTGTGTTCCGCCCTCGTCAAAGAAAGCTTTTGCCATTAAATAAAACTCATCTGTTTCGAGCCAATCTAAAAGCACATCTGACAAAGAAGTATAAAGTTTCTTTGCTGTCCCTATTGTTGTAACATCACTAATGATTGCTACTGTCTTATTGATGTCAACAATATTAACTGTTAACTCTTTAACTACTGTTGTAGTGACTGCTCTTGTATTTGGTGTTGCCATAGTCTTTCCTTATGTTGTAGTTCCATCTAGGGTAATTAATCCCACAGATGTTGATGTTTCTATAAAACTATTGTCAAAGCTAATAGTTAACTCGAATATATAGCCTTCTTCATTTAGTGTGTTTTTTACTTGTGGCAAAGGTGAAATACCAGATACCATAATAAAAAAAACACCTTGCTCTCTAAGTATTTTCTTATTGTTTATTGTACCGAAACTTTTATATAAATTTCGACTGTTGATAAAACTATTTTCACCTCTAATATCAATCTGAATAGTTGATGTTGTTAATGGGTCGTATGTTTCATCTATTAATGTTGCATCACCTACGTTAACTTCTTGCTTGATGTTATTGACAAAGCTTTTTTCATCTTCATCTATAATGTAATAAATTGCATAGTCTCCATTAGGCTGCTTGAAGGTAAGCGTTCCATCTTTTACATTAGTCAATCCTGTTTTATCTTTGATGTATTGAACTATAATAGGTCTATAATCAATCATACAATTAGCCCTGCGAAAAATTTAGAATAGTCACCTACTATTTTAGTATTACTCTTTAATACTCTATAGCTCTCGCCATCATATAGAACTTCATCATTAGGCAATATATCAGCGTCAACACTAGCAAATATTTTTATCATAGACTCTATGTGTTCGCCTTGTTGTGCTATCAATGTTAAATCTCTATCTGATGCAGGGTGAATATAACAAAAAATTGTATTAGATGGTGCTATAGGAGTTTTAACCTCTCTCCCTTTATCATCATCTACTGTCGTGAATCTAGTAAAGACTTCATCTTTGGAAAAGTCCGCTATAACATCATCATATAAATCAAACTCTATCATTGTTTTTCTCCTACTGAGAAAGTAACAGATTGTAGCATATGCCCTGTATCAATAAGAGGATTTGAGCTTCCTTTAGCATCTATTGTGCTTTGACTATTTGCAGGTGTTCTCAATGCTATTATCTCTTTTTGAACATCTCCTTGACCTTTTAGCCCTAGTTTATTATAGAACTCTACATTATCAGCGTTATTGATGTTACTAAAATGTTTCAGTATTAACCCTTTATATATCTTTTTGTTTTTAGCAAAGGATATGCTCATAAATGGTCGTTTAGGAACACCTAACCCAAAGTTATTAATAGTGGCTTTATCTATCGCTGATATACCACCTGTATCTGTTGATGATGTTTTTTGGTTTAAAGAAGGGAAGCCCACCTTTATAGATAAGTTTTTAGTGCCTTTTAATTTCTTTTTTATATCTATTGTTTTATTGATTTTGAGTTTATTAAACAAAGAAAGCTCCCATTTTAGAAGCTCTTAATTGTAAGTATCTCTGTCCATATTTACTAGACATAAAAAAGGCATCATTTTGGTTTGTAATAGGTGAGACATTGAAAGCTACACTTACCCCATCAACTGACTGAGAAGCCTTATCTTTAACAGATGAACTTCCACTTTTGTTGTTAATGTAAAGTAAGTGAGCTTGTAGCATTAAGATGGCTAAATCATCGCATCCCGTTCCATCAATATAGATAGCACCAAAATAACATTGGTAATCATCTTCACTTGTAGCAAAATATTCATCTACTACAGTTACATCGAATTCTGGGAACTTTGTTTTGAAGTCATCTATAAATGCCATGTATTAAACTTTCTCGATTAGTTTTTGCTTGATTGAACGCTCGACCTTATCCATAAAGTCTTTATTGTTTAGCTCTAAGTTGTTTAACTCATATGGTGAGAAATTATGTAGAACTACATTAGGACTTAATCTAACTGGATTTTTAACTAACTTTTTAACTGTAAAAGAAGATTTCTTTTCAGTAGGTTTTTTTTCTACTTCTGTTTTAACTTCTTTTTCTACTGTTTTTTCATCTTGTTTTTTCTTAGGCATAATTATCCTTTATGTTTTAACAAGTCCTAAAGACCTGTTAAAATTTCCCCTGCCGCATTTTCAATAACATCAAGACCTGCAATACGATATTGACTATCAACTTTGAATTTGAATGAACCAGTTTTAATGATTTCTCCAATCTCTAAAGGTGTAGGAATACGCATTACCATAGCTCTATCATTAGATGAATAACAAACAACTACTGATGCAGGAACTAGTCCAGGATTTGGAGTTGCCGCATCTGATTCCGCTTTTGATGTAGCACCAAAAGTAAGGCTTGGATAGTTACGCTGTAAAGCTTCAAGGATTGATTCTCCTGTACCTGCTGTATTAAGAATAGTACCAGAGATATATTCAAAAATACGTGTAGCCATAGTTACGTTAGTAGGCATAAGAATTTCGTTACCTAGTGCCGCAGTTCTACGAGATACGATTAAGTTTTTGATTTGATTGTAATCCGCTTCTGGTGTAGTAGTACCTAAAGCAACACCTGCATTAGTTTCAAATCCAGAGAAGTTTAATAGACCCTCTGTCTTTTGTGTACCATCTGCAAACAGTTGACCTGCATAACCGATTTTATCAATGTTGCGGTTATATACTTCATTGTGAGCTTCAATAAACTCTGATACAAGGTTACGACCTTCTAAATCAGCTTGTTTGATTTCTGCATCACTCCATGTAGAAAACGCTTCTTTTAAGAAAACTGGAATAGTATCAGACTCAGCACCAACAGTAATTTTACCATCTGTGTTATCGTCACCACTACCATCTGAAAAGTCACCTTTAATACTACGTTTGATTTTCGTAATAAATTCAGCCCAACCACCTGTGTTATCTACTTTAATACCATTTTGTAAGAAAGTAAGACCTGCATATTGTTGTTTAAAGATAGTTGGGTCAACTGCCTCTAAGTGTCGTGCTAGGATTGTACCCGTTGCACTATCAGCAAAGTTTTTAATTGCATTTTCAGCATCTTCAAAACTTTGTAAATTTACCAATGAGTCGATTGTTGTTGTTTTTTTGCTCATACTATTTCCTTATACTAAGTAGTTTTTCATAGTAACAATCCAAATACCAGATTGTTTCTCTTCTTTGAATGTTACACCAGTAGCGATTAAAGCACCTGCTTCTAATGAGTTATCTGTTACTTTACCTGCTAATAGTGGGTCAGCACTATTTACAACATAAACTTGTGCTCCTTCTATTGCTGTACCTGCCGCAATTGCTAAGTCGGACATGACAACTGTAGCACGCCCAAAGTTAACAATATCCGCAACTTTATCTGTAAGACCTGCGATTGAACCACTTGCAGGGTCAGAGATATAAACACCACTTGCTAAGTCTTTGTTTGTCTTACGCTTTGGAACACCTACGATTAATGGAGTAGCTGAACCATCTAAGTTATCAACACTACCTGCATCAAGTTTAGCAAAACGTCCGATAACTAAACCATCTTCAAACTTATCATAGCTATCGATATTATGAGGTGATGTTGAAATTACCTCACCTTCCTCAACTTGGATTACTTCTGTTAATGTACCTTCTGTAAATGCCATTAGATTTGCTCCTTAGCGGCTTTAGTCCACTTGCTTTCTTTGTCTGAATCTGCAAAATCTTTATAATCTTTCACATCTTCTTTTTTATCTAGCATCTTAAATGCAACTGTAATATCACTATCTGCAAAAGTTTCGCTTGGCTTTTCAGCTTTTAAAACATCACGCATGATAGTAATATTTCCCTTGCCTTTAAACTCATACTTATCATCTAAGAATGGTTTGGCTTTCTCTACGATTTCCATGCGATTATCTGCATAGTCCATTTGAGCATCTAAGAAACATTTAGAGTCTTTAAATTCCTCTACTGCTTTAGTGCTAACTTCTTTTTCATCTAATGGCATACTTTCATCTTCCATTTCTTCACCTGCTGTAGTAGTAGGTTCTTCAATTGGAGTCAAAGCTTCCATACCTGCTGAAGCCATTACTTTTTCAAGCACTGGTACAAGTTTTGAAAGCTCTTTAATATCCATCTTGCTAATTACTTCTGGAAGTTGGTTTGCTAGTTCCATTACTTTCTCTAGCGAAACAACACCCTCTGTATTAGCGTCTAGGAACTCTAATAATGTTTTTGGCATTTCTATTTCTCCATCTTTGAATTGGCATATCTCACCACATCTTCCCTTGTCTACAATAGCTAAGTGATGTGGCACTATCTCAACTTGTTGAAAATCGTACAATTCATGAGGTATTAATTTTGCTTGATACCCTAAACTTAGTTCTCTTTTCCCGTTGTCGACTAATTGTACCATATTATCAGATAGTTTTATACCATTTTCTACAATGACATGTGTATCTGTTTTTTCATCTCGATATTCTACTGGTGTGCTTGAATCAATGAACCCTTTAATAAAGTCTCTGTTGACTGTTTCGTTGACATCAATATGTTCGTCTGTGATTGGTAAGTTGACTAACTTGTCTGCTATCCCTCTAACATCTTCTTGATTTCTGAAAATCTTAAAGACCTTATCGAATGGTTGCATACCTAACTCAATACCCATATATTCCTGAAAACCATCTCTGATACTAATGACTTTCTTTTGCTTTGCATCATAGGTAGCTATGTGCTTGTCCTCGAATGATACTATAATTGGTTCTTTTTGCATGATTATCCTTTAATTAAACTTCTGCCGCCCACTCGACACTAACACCGCCCAAGCTGTTGTTTTTACCTTCTATCGTGATGAAAACATAATCACCATGAGTTAAATACAAATCTCCACTACCTGCATCGGGATTAGTAAATTCTTGGGAACTTAAAGCAGGTATTCTAGTCTCAAATATCTTTATCATGCCTGCTGTGTTAAACGCTGTAATCGCTCCGTTAACAGACTCCTCTTGAAAACCATCTCTAATAGGTGAGAATGTAGCAGTTATTAAAGATGGGTCACGGAAGTAATATACCCTGATAAGCGAGGATGTATCTGCATAAGCATTAATTGATGTTAGAACTATATCTCTAGTGTTCATTAAACCAAAAATCATATTAGGAATTCTTATAGATATAATAGGAACTTCTAATGCACTAATGGCTAATTCTCCTGTTGTTGTACTACCATAAGAGCGATTACCTTTTACCCCGTTTTCTGTTGATACATCTACACACCCACTTTCAATAATTACTTCTGTTCCATCTGTGTTTACGGATTCATACCATACGGGCAAAGATGGGTTAAAAATACTCAACTCTGTATCTATATTTATGTGATTGTATTCTGCTACCAATACACTATAACTATTTTCAGCATTACCTATAAACCACCTTACATTACCAACGCCTCTCCATTGCATCTGAACATCAAAGATATTACCTTTTTCTAAGTCAATCGTTCCTAATTCTAAAGTGTTTAAATCTATAGCTTGGATAAAAGGTTCTGTAGTGACTGTATTTATAGTAGTTCTTATAACTGCATACAATATCCCATCTTCTAATCTAAAAAAAGCACCATTCAGATTATTCAGTAAGCCAAAGTTTCTAACCCCTATCGCATTTTTATTAGGTAGGAATATTGATGATGAATATAAGTGACCTCTATTTGGTTGATAACGTGGGTGTCTACGACTCATTAAATAAGAGTCATTTCCTAATACCGCACCAGATGAGATATTAAGTTTCCCATTAACTGATGATATTCTAGTAACGTCTACATCATTATATAGTTCGATACCATCTTGGAATGGAACCCACGATTCCCTACTAACGTTAAAAGTAAACAATGAATTAAATAATGATGTATCTTGGATTACTTTTTGATGACCCCATGCGTCTTGTGATAAATCACCATATCCACCTATTACTCTTAAAGCTCCGTTTAATGTATCTGCTCCACCTACATTAATATTCTTAACTGGCTTTCGTATTTGTATCTGGCTGTCTTCTTTAGCTGTGTACTTAATACGTCTTACATAAAACTTTGTTGTGTTGGTATAGGGAAAGTGCAGGAATTGTGAACCTTCAATTATTCTACCCTTATTATTAAACGTGCTGTCAATTACTGCATCACCTATCGTATCAATAATAACCTCGATATTTCCACCGCCATTATGGAATATCTCTACTGTTTCCTCTTGTATTAATTCAAGTAATGCTACGCTAGTTGTAATGTCTAGCCATGTAGTAGTCACTGGTATTGTGATTGGTAATACTGCCATTATTCAAACTCCACGATGTATTCAGCTATACACCTACAGTTAATAGGTTCGCTCGGCTCTATCATCTCACCGCTTCTAGGGTCTTTAAGTCCAACCCCTACCTCAAACTCTTTACCCTCTAGCGTCCAATGGTCTTGATGTGCATTAGGATAAATTCCAGATGGATTACCACGTACTCTCTCGTCTTGTGCATTTCTCCATATAGCTTTTTTTACACCTACGTTCTCAGCTCTTTTTTTCGATAACTGGCTATTAAATGCTTTTAGCTCATTACGGGCGATTAAGTCAGCGTTCTTTAGTTTTAACTGTGTATCTTTTTTCACTTGCTGGAATAAATCTCTTAGGCTATTTCCTGCACTCATTTGTCTAAGTACGTTTTGCTTGTAAGCCGCAATAGTTTCCGCTTTTAACTTCTCTAGCACTCCTATACTCTCTAATGATTTAGCATTAATAAAGCTGTTTAACCCATCTGTTTTTAATACTGCATCTAGGTCTATTCCTAGATTGCTATTGATAGTGCTATTGAATTGCTTTTTATTCGTAAGGCTCGCTTCATTGTATAGCGACTTGACAAACTTAGTTATGCGTTCGTTTGAGAATTGCTTATTTATCTTCTTTGAAAATTTCTTAACAAGGCTGTTGAATATAACTGCAAAGTTTCCTATTTGTGCATCTTGGAATTTATCTACTGTAGATACATTCATCTTCTTTAACACTTGGTTCTCAAATCGTTTTCTAATCTCTCTAATCATGAACTGATTAAACTTTCTTAGCTCTGTTTCGAGGTTCTTAGGTGGTGGTATTCCCCTTAATACTACATCGTCTTTAGTTTTGTTTTTGGTACGTTCCTCTTTTGATAGGTCAATAGGCATTATTTTTTCACCTCTTTATCTTTGCTTTTTGCTATTTCTCTTTTTTGAATACCTCTATGATAGTATGGAACTTTCCCATTATTCAATAAATGTTTTATATAACTTTTTGTTATTACTTGACCCATTTAATCATTAACCTCATCTTCAAAAGCTTCATCGCTAAATATGTCAAAGTTGCTATTGGTCTTAATATCGTTTTCCTCTAAGTAGGCATCAACATCTTTTCCTAGTGCCGCTAACTTAGCCGCATTATCTAAAACAGTTCCTTGAAGTGTAGCTTTCTCTTGTGGTGTCTGTTGCTCTGGTTGCTTGAATTCTGCCTCACCTTTATTGATTCTTTTCATTAGCTCATTGATATTATCTATTAAATAATTCTCTTGTAAGCTCTTAATCATCATAAAGAATGTGGTAAGTTCTGTTTCGTTTGTTGCGTTAAGACCTTTTGCCCCTTCGCCTATTAAAATAGCTAGTGGTATTCCTGTAACCATTGCTATACGTCTTAGTGTAATCTGGTCTGTTTCAGATAATCCAGTTAAAGCCATTGTTAGCTGTTCCGCTGTATCTTTTGAGTCCATAATGGTAGCACCATAAACACTAGCCGCATCTTCTAGCAATCTAAAGTATTCTAATAGGCTTGCTTCTTGCTTGTTCTGTAGTGCTTGCTTGAACCCATCTACTTTATAAATCTTATTAGCACTTTTTTCTAATACTGTAGGTGCTGAACGCTCAACTATCCCATCATTAACTAATTGCTCATTAATTAATTCAAACTCACTCATACCTGCATATTGATACTCTGGCTCATCATTCTCTCTTACTGGAACGTAAGTAAAGTCAATTACTCTAGTCCAATGTATAGACTCACCTCGTACGTGATATGTATTAGGCTTATAATAACGCTCTGACATTAAATCTCTGTCAATAGATGTAGCAGTTACCATTGACCCATCAAACACTTTATATATTACTCTGTTTAGATTAGGCTCATTAGATAATGGCTCGTCTAATCTTTTATCTTTTTCAATGATTACCAATATCCCACGACCAAAAGAAAGCGACCATAATGAAGCTTTTTTGACTAGCTTTGATAGGAATTTATTATAATACTTTTCATCACCCTTATTATCAAATAACAAGCCCTCTTTATAAGCAGTATTTATTTTAAGGTTTACAATCTTATTACCCATGCCGCTTTTATAAATATCGTTATTTTCTTCTTTTGATATTCGTGTGTTTAATATTCTATTGTTGTTAAATGAGTTTCTTTTATTTGCTAGGTTGTTAGTGAGGCTTACTAATCCATCTTGGAAGCTTTTTCTATGTGTTCTTTTTTTTCTTTTATGTGGGTGTGACATATAAGCCTCATTTTTTGTAGTTATTATATCATATTTAATTGCTACCCTATGATAGAAGCGTAATCAATTATTTCATCATGGTATGCTAACTCTACTGCGTCCATCATTGTATCTACTGTATCATCATTTGTAGAATCAGGAAACTGTTGATACTCATTTATAAAGTCGCCTATACATTCTATATCGTCTACATAAAAAAGTCCATGTATCTCTAAGTATGGCTCTATTGATTGTGCCCTAAAATATTTATCTGTGTTTCGCTCTACCTCTTTAACCATTTTCCCGTTATCTATCATTCTCTGATACAGGTCTACACCACTTGCTTTTTGCTCAATATAAAAACCACTAAAAGGATATTTGTTGTGTTTGTCGTGAAAAGTGTTAGCTATGGTTTCTCTCTCTACCGAGCGAGGTTTACCCCTAAACATATCTAATAAATAGAGTTTGTTCTCAAATACACCCCAAGAGCTATACACAGTATAATCGCTTGACTCCTTAGCTTTTAAAGCTGTATCTGCTGTAATAAATCTTTTAGAGAAAAGCATATCTTTAACTACGCTTCTATTAATAGCCTTTAGCCATTCGGTTTTAAATATATTCCCACCTTTTACTGTAGGGTTCTGTTGGTATAACGCTTCAAAGTTTGCACCCATGATTAGCTTACGCTTGTTTAAAAAGTCTATTGATTTATGCTTAGGGATTAATGCTTCACCCTCTTTTCTATGTTTCTCGTCAACTTCTGCAATAGCTTTATATTTAAGAACCTTAACACTTTTATCTTCTGCTATTAATCGTGCCGCAGGGTCATCAACGTGCCAACGTGTAAGTATCATTAAAAAACCTGCATCTTCACTAAATCTAGTGAAAAAATCATCTGTGAACCATTCCCAAGTCTTATTTCTAGTTGTTTCGCTATTTGCTGACTCTCTACCTTTTATGGGGTCATCTATTACACCCAAGTCGAGAGATTCACCAGTAATTGAACCTTGTACTGTTGTATTCCTGAAATATCCATCTTGGTTAACATACTCTAGCATCTCTCTATTTCTTTGGTAGCTTATTGTTGTTGATACGTGTTTGCTATTGATTGTGGTATGAGGAAATATATCGTGATATGTTTTTCTGCTGTAAATTCTCTGTAGCTTTAAATTTGCTCTTATCCCTAGTCTTTCACTAAAAGATGCAAATATTGTTTTAAAATTAGGGTGTTTACCTGCTACCCATGAT